GAGTTCCAGAGCTGAAGTTCATCAAGTCTTCTCCTTGGGACGTCAGTGACTTTGAATCCACGTTGAATAAACGCTGTAATTGGGAGGCGATAAAAGATTGCACCGTTCTCCATGATTGCATGAAATAATAAAGCACGCCCAGTGATACATGTAACGCCAAATATAATGCAGTCCTCGACTTCTCCGTGATGTTTTTTAAGATCATATAAATATTCCCTCCTAATTTGTGCATACTCTACAGGTATGTTTCCATTTAAATAAGCCATAATTTATCCTCATTTTATTGTACCCCAATTCGGCCCAGATTCATAGTCTACCTTATTAGGAACCTCTAACTTAATAGCATTTTCCATGATTGTTTTTATTTTTTCAGCTTGCTCTTCGCTTTCAATAGAAAAACAAAGTTCATCATGTATTTGTATGTGTGGAACAATACCTTCTTCAAACAATAAAACCATTGCTTTTTTTGTCATATCAGCTGCTGACCCTTGTATTAATCTATTTAAAGCTTTGTAAGTAAAAGCAGGTTGACAAAAACTTTCAAAGTTTTCAGCAAAAGGATCTTGTTTATGTTGTTCTAAAGATCTGTTTGCTTTATAATAATCTTTAGCTTCATCGATACCATCTAAGATAGGCACTTGTTCTTCTACAATTTGTTTGACTCCGTTTTCATCATCCTTATATTTTTGTACAACAAATCTACCTTCTTCTGCATTCCAATATTTATCTCTAGGTTCCCATTTATTAAAACGACAAAATCTATCCTCTAGTGTATATATTTGCTTGTTTTCTTCTGCATATTTTTGTAAGCTGTTGGCCAATTGTCTTACAAAAGGCACTTTTTTGTGGTACTGATCAAATAAATCTTTTGCTTCTTCTGTTTCTAGCTCTAGTGATCTAGCTAATTTATTCTTACCCATCCCGTAAAAAAGCCCTAAATTAATCGTTTTTGCTTGCTTTCTTGTTATTGAAGCCATGTCTGCAACCATGTCATGAAAGTCTGTTTCAGGATCTTTATTGTATCTTTCAGCCATATCTCTTGCTCCAGATATATCTTGGTCTTTTAACTTTAATGCATAATGCACCACAAGTCTTGGCTCTTGTTGTGAATAGTCAAATGAAGCCCACTTATTTTTTTCTTCTGGTAAAAATAATTCTCTTATCTTACTACCTTGTTCTGTTCTTGTAGGTATTTGTTGTAGGTTTGGATTTGACATACTAAATCTACCTGTAACTGTCCCACCTTTATCTGATCTTATTTGATTAATGTCTGCGTGTATTCTGCCTTTGTTTGAATATTTTAAAATACTGGTGACAAAAGTGTTGTGTAGTTTATCTAACTGTCTGGCTTTTGCAATAAGTTTTAAATATTTATTTGTATGTGATTCTAGATATAGTTTTGTTATACTAGGTCGCCCTGTTTTTGGTGTAACTTTATAATCTGTTATGTTTTGTTGTTTCAATAAAGGTTCAAAAGAGTCTGCAGACCATAATAATATTTCCACACCAGTTTCTTTTTTTATTTGATCTAGTATTTTTTCTCTCTCGTTTTCTAGTTCTTTTCCAAATGTTTTTGTTCTCTTTTCATCAATTCTCACACCCTTAAATCTCATCTCCACCAAACAAGGAAACAGCCTTGTTTCTAAATTAAAAATACTTTCTAAAGTTTTAACATTTTTTGTGCCTGTGCTTATTGGTTTTTTTATTTCTTTTTTAAAAACGTTCCAAAGTCTTAGAGTCAAACTTACGTCCTGCTCTGCATACTCTCTTACCTGATCCCATGAAAGTTTATGCATATTAGACATTGGGTTATCCACGTTAGGTATTTCTTCTAAATCATTTTTATATTTTGTTTCTCCAAGATAATCTCTTGATAAAGAATCTAAAGTATACCTTTTTTTACCTGTTCTGTTTTCATCTATAACAGAAGCTGCAACCATAGTATCATATATTGGCCCCTTTGGCATAAGACCTGATTCTTTTCTTATCCAACACACATCATACATTGCGTTGTGGAAAACTTTTTTAACATCATCTCTTTGAAATAAAATTTTATTTAATCTTTTCCAAGTTATCTTTGGATCTAAATTTTGATTGCTGTACCGATGTCTTATTGGTATATACATTTTTTCATCTTTAAAAGCTAAAGCTATTCCACACACTTTACCTTTACCTATTATGGCCCCTGATCCGTGAGTCTTTAGCTGTGGATCATAGGTCTCTAAGTCAATTGCAACGGTTTCACCACTTTCTATTTCTATCTCTGATGTCTCAGGTATGTTCATTTAGTATCTTTCAATTTCTTTATTTCTAATTCACAATAGTGTATAATCTTTTCCAAGTCTTGTATACCATTTTTCAACCTATACCTGCATACGTATTTTATAACGTTGCCTTGAAAAAACGAAAGATCATTTTTAGAAATAAACTCGTACGGCTGTATCACCATATCTTTGTAATGTTTACCACCTACTTGTCGACTCTGTGGAAACGCTTCTTTAAAAATATCTTTATTTGTCATGTTTATCCTCCTCTCCTTCTAGTGTTAAGTTTGTTTTACTTTTGACTAACCATAATGTTTTCTTTGCTCTAGAACATGCAACATATTTCATTCTCTTTTTAGAAAAACTATCTTCTGTTCTTGTTAGAGTTAAATCGAGCACTACGTTGTCAAATTCTTTTCCTTTTATTGTGTGTATGTTTTCTACAAAAATTCTTTTGTCTTCTAAATCCCTGTTATTATTGACTATTTCTCGTATATAATTTTTCATAAAAATACTATTCACTGTATTTATCAATTGAAAATCTTCTATATTTTTTACTTCATTATGTAAAAATTCTTCTTCAATCAAAAAATTTAAATTATAACTTCCTCTTGCAACAGAGTCTATTTTTTCTAGACTATAATTTTTACCAAGGTATCTAGGGTCAATTGATTTTAAAAGTTGTTTTATCTCTTTTAAAACAACACTCTCACCATTAGCTAATTGTAAAAAGAATCTTTGATTTTTTATTTGTCTTGCAGGATCGTCAAATACTTTTTTTCTCTGTAATTTTTTTAAATCATTATATGGCATTTGAAAAGGTACACCTGTATTTATTAAATATTTTATTGTGTGTATTGGATCGTTACCTCTATATGTAAATATAAATTTTTCTTCTGTTTCTAATATACGTCTTTTTAATTCAGCTGCGTTTTCATCTTGCTCCAAATCTCTTAACATATATTTTTCACCTTCAATAATTTCTCCAGTATCTTTGTTCTTTAATGGTGCCCATACTCTAGAGTATTCGTAATGGTCCCAAATATCTTTTATAATTTTTTTACAGTAATCGTTTACAATACGTGGACACCTATAACCTTGTTCTAATTCTATTTCAGGGTTTGCAAACTCTTTGTGAAAAGCATCTGGGTCAGCTCCAGAAAATTCAAATATAGATTGGTCAGGATCGCCTGCTTTATAAAAATAGTCTACATTTTTAGATAATGCTTCCTCTGCTTTTCTTTGAATTACACTAGAGTCCTGTGCTTCGTCTAGTATTAAAACTTTAACGTGAGCGTACTTTGGTTCTGCTTTCTTTATCTTATAAAAGTATTCTATCATGTCATCAAAGTCTAATAATGTTTCAGCTCTTTCATTTATTTTTATATCAGTTTTAAAGCTGTGATAGTTCTTAGCTAACTCTTGAAGCTCTGTTGGGTAATATTTATAATCGTTCTTTTCTTCAAAGCCTAAAGTAGAATAGTATTCGATTGGACTCATTCCATTATTTCTAGCAAAACTATTAAATTTAAAAAATGGGTGTAGTCTAAATAAAGAATCTATGGCTTTAAATTTTTTATTCATAGTGTGTTTGTTAAATAGAGGATGCATTTGTGACATGATATCGTAATCATCTAAGTCAAACTCCTGTCCTTTAGTCACTTGTTTTGCTATTGAATTACAGTATGAGTGTATTGTAGAAACATTATGTTCCAACGTTTTCTTTGAGTTTTGAACCTTGTAGTATATTTCTTTACCTGTTTCTTTTTGATATTCTAATATAGTTTCAGGTTCTAATATCTTATCTCTTATAATTTTAGCAGCTGTTTTTGTATGAGACATAAGTAAAATATCTGCTGGAGAATACTTGTCTAATAGTTCATAAAATATTTTTGTAAGTCTTGTTGTTTTACCTGTGCCTGGTGGCCCAGCTATTCTAATCTTTATCATTTTTTATTTGCTTTGTTGCTGTTTGATTTATTGTTACTGCAAATTTACTTGAGTCTGCTTCAAACTTCCAAGTAACGCACGAGATTCTTTTTTTACTTACCTTGTCTTGATAATCACCTCTATTTCTTGTTGCCTCCATTATTTTTTTAAGATCAAAACATATCTTTCTAGATGATGTTCTGTCGTTTTTAGAGGACAGGTAATCCATTAAATCTTTTAATCTAAACTCTATTGTTTTTTGTCTTTGATCAAAATAACAAGTGCCCCACTGTATGTTATGTTTTTCAACACTGACCGTAGCTTTTTCTATAAAATCATAAATTAAAGATTCAAATTGATATTTCTTTTGTGTCTCTTCTTCTGCCTCTTCTATATTTCTTTTAGTTAATCTTTGTAGTTGCCATTGTCTAAAGTCATCTGACTTCATTTGGTACAAAGCGTTAGGGGGAAAGTAACCTGCATCTGAAAGTTTGTTGCAGTATAATTTTTTATCAATAATTTCTGATCCTGTAAACTCTACACGAACTTGTTTTAAATTTTCAGTAGAATCTTTAACAACTTTTACAACATCAAAAAATACAGGAGGCTCACTAGTGTATTCTGTTATGGTGCCGAACAACTCTTCTGCTCTTACAAGTTTTTCTGCTTCTTCTTTATTAATACCACAAACATGAAATCTACACGCTGTGGGATCACAATCTTTTTGTATGTTTGGTCTTTTACAAAGATATTTGTATTCAACACTTTCTGATTTAAATATTGTTTTCTCTATCTCATCTTCTGGTAAAGGACTTTCCATACTTTTTTTATTAAAATATTTTAATAAATCTTTTGCATCAAAGTTTGAAAACTCTGGTATTTCTTTTGCGTGTTTTTCTGCTCTCTTAGCCCATGTAAAACAGTGCATAAGATAATCATTTCTACCTATATTTGCAGGTATTTTATTGTCATTTCTTTTTAAACAATTTTTCATACATGGAATGTATAAATCTTCTAAACTTTTTGCTTTCTCTTTTTTTCTAGGTATTTTTTCATCGACTAAATATTCTCCTAAATTATCTTGTACGTATTTTTCATACATCTCAAAAAATTCTTCAATGGTTGCAGCTTCAAACTCATCATTCCATGCATATCTACTACCTTCTTCATGATTAAAGTATGGTAAATTTAAATAAGAGCCTGTATCTTTTGGATCTATTTCTGTTTGTAATGGATATATTCTATCTAACTTATCTGCTACTCCAAGTTTAGCAGCAAACTTTTTCATAACTTTTTGTACTTCAATTGCATTTGTAAAATCTTTCATAAACAAATAGACATGAGCACAACCACTTTTTGATCTAAACATAATCAAAGGTAGTTTTAGTTTTCTAATTGTTTTTAAAAGATCTTCATAATCAAATTCTGGTAGGTCAATATCTATTGCCCCCCACTTACATGTGCCATCATCTTTTAATGGCATAACTCCTATGGAAGGATATTTACCATCTAAATGATCCTGCCAAAGTTGTTTAGTTAAGGGTTCTCTTATAGTATTATTACGTCCCTCTGCTTTGATCCCTGAAGATTTGCCTTTTACAAAGGTACCGTAAGCCCTATTTAAACCTTCAAATATATTTATAAATCTTTCCAACATACGTTAAATGGGCGTCTCCACTCTCGCTTAGACGCCCACTACCTAGGATATTATAAATCTATTGAAGTTTTCTTTACTTCTTGATTTTCTGGTTTAGCTTCTACTTCACCTTTACCTACGCTCACAGCAAAAGATTTAGCCATCTCATAAGCTGACTTATCCTGTACTGGACCAACTTTAGCTACATCCCAACCAAACCATGTTCCTTTGTCATTAGACATCTGAACGGTTGATAGTTTATAAATGTGGCTGTAAGTAGGCGGAGTAAACAAACCGTTCTTACCCTGCATCTTGATTCCCATCATCATTGAATTCCATTTTCTACTAACTTTTAATTGAGTAGACTTCATTGAAATCAACGCTGTTTGCGGAGTTTTTCCAAGAATCAATACGAAGTGATTAGCGGTATTGTCAAGATAATTACCGTTTGGTAATCTATCTTTATAATCTTTACCTCTAGTGGTCTGACTAATAATATCACTATCTGCCTCGTGAATAGCTACAGGAGCACCAGTGCTCTGACCTCTATCTTGCCATTCTATGTATTGTCTTTTGTAATGACATGGCACAACTTCTATTGTGTCATACAATTGAGTAGTGACAGTATTTATTATTTTGCCAGGCTCTGCGCCTTCGACATATTTACCATCTCTCTTATTTACTTCTGGAGATAGTTGGCCCAAAATTTTTAAGAAAGGCAACGCAAGATCTTCTTGCGATATATTTTGAGCACCTTGATTTGCATCAGCTTCAAATAGATTTACTGCTAATGCTCCTTCTTTTTTTTCTGCTACTTGGTTCATGTTTATTTGTTCCTTTTTATTGTTGTCTTGTTCTCTGAGAATATCCCAAAGATTTCCGTTGGCATTTCTTTACCTGCCTCAATACGCTCACGGACTAACGCTTTCAGAGTCATGGGCTCCACCTTCATCTTTTGTGTTGGTTGAAACCCTTGACTCTTCGCAAGTTCAGCATAAGTTGCTGCCTTGTTATCTTCGTTACGACCAAACGATACCATTATCTCGTTCTTAATGATATCACCTAATCCATTATCACGAAGCCAGTTAAACGCCGTTGCTTTATTAGCCTCCGTTATTGTTGCACGGTACGACGTTGAAACTTTAAGATGAGATCCATCATGCAGTTTTAATTCTGCAAGTCCCATCTCAGACATCATAGTTGGTATTACCTCACCAGATATATGATCTCTTTTCTTTTTTAATAATTTAATCCTAGACTCTGCATCTTCTATTTCAGAAGACACCCCCTCTAGTCTCTCTACTTGATCTGCAAGAGAACCGATACCTTCGGTTTTTTTCATTGCATCTTGTTGGTCTTTTTCAAAATCAATTGTCATCTATTTCTCCTTTCTCGTATAGATTAATTTCTATAGGATAATATTTTCTTTCTTGCTTATCCCACTTTAACAAATTGTATTTTCCGTTTGTAATATCAGATACAATAGAACAAGCAACACCTATTATTGCAGGGTCACCTGTAAGTAATAAATAATCAGTGTTCTTAAAATTTTTCAAAAGTTTCCTTAATTTAAAAATTAAAGGTCCTGGAGAAAAAATTATTTGTGAAAGTTCTGGTAATAAAAATTTAAATCTACCATACTCTGATGCTCCTATAATATTTATTTTAGGATTACCAATTTTAGTACCAGGTATTTCTTGAACTACATAAACCATAGGTTCATACGCGTTCTTCAAACTTTCATATTTCGTACTTTCTGACATTATAACTTGACATATAATCCAGGATGCCTATATTGTCAATAGGTAGAGATGATAATTTTTAGTCAATCTTATTGGACACTATCAGCGGGTAAGGAGCGAATGACGATCTTCCTAGGCGTATCTCTCTAAGGCTTTGGGTTGAATGTTGAATAACATTAACTGCCACCTTTAATACGCCCTTGACCCATTTTATAGAAAGAAGATATGAATTATAAATTTAAAACTAAACCGTATGCACATCAATTGACTGCATTAGAAAAGTCATGGAATAAAGAAACGTTTGCCTATTTTATGGAGATGGGTACAGGTAAAACAAAAGTGTTAATAGATAATTTAGCTATGCTTTACGATAAAGGTAAAGTAGATGGCGCTTTAATTATTGCACCAAAGGGTGTTGTTGGAACCTGGTATAAACAAGAGTTGCCTACACACTTACCTGATCACATAGAGAAAGTAACTGTGTTATGGCAGCCTTTGATAACTAAAAAACAACAAGAAAGTTTAGATGAATTGTTTGCTACAGATAACAAACTGCATATTTTAATAATGAATGTGGAGGCACTTAGCACCTTGAAAGGTAAAAAATTTGCTTCATCTTTTTTAAATAGTCATTCTAGTATGATGGCGATAGATGAGTCTACAACTATTAAAAACTCATCTGCTAAAAGAACTAAAAATATATTAGAACTATCTAATATGGCAAAGTATAGAAGGATAATGACGGGATCACCTGTTACCAAGAACCCACTAGATTTATATTCACAGTGTGAGTTTTTAAGTCCGTGGTTACTAAACTTTCAATCTTTTTATGCTTTTAGAAATAGATATGCAGAAATGAAAACAATACATGCAAGAGGGAGATCAATACAAGTGGTTAATCATTTTAAAAACATAGGTGAACTATCTGATAAATTAAAAGATTTTTCTTACAGAGTATTAAAAGAAGATTGCCTAGATTTGCCTGATAAAATCTACATTAAACGTCATGTTTCTTTAACACCAGATCAGTTAAGATTATACAATCAGATGAAGACCGCAGCACTTGCTATTTTAAATGGTAAGCAAGTTACTAGTGTAACAGTGCTTACACAGTTGATGCGTTTACATCAAATAACTTGTGGACATTTTACTGCTGATGATGGGTCTACACAATCTGTTGATAGTAATAGATTAAATGAGTTGATGTCTGTGTTAGATGAGACTGAAGGTAAAGCGATTATATGGGCTAACTATCAGTTAAGTGTTGGTGAGATTATACAAAGAATAATTAAAGACCATGGTGAAGGTTCTTATGTTCATTATTATGGTCTAACTTCACAAGAAGAAAGGCAGGATAATATACTTAAATTTCAAAACGATCCTAAGTGTAGATTTTTAATAGGCACACCACAGACAGGAGGTTATGGTATTACGCTCACACAGGCCAATACTGTAATCTATTATTCTAATGGTTATGACCTTGAGAAAAGATTACAATCAGAAGACAGAGCACATAGAATAGGACAGAAAAAATCTGTAACTTATGTTGATCTAATAGCTGAAAAAACAATAGATGAAAAAATTGTAAAAGCTCTTAGAAAGAAAATAAACATAGCTTCTGAAGTTATGGGCGAAGAGTTAAGAGAGTGGATCTAGACTAAGTCTACAGCTTTACCTGTTATTGGTTTGTATTTAGTTTTCTTATCTTCTCTGTATGCTCTCATGTATTGAGCCCTTGGTTGAAACGGTATCCAACTTGCATGTATCCAGCCCGAGTTGGGTTCCCCAGGAGTGTAGTATTCGAGTATTAATTGATCTGTATTACAGTTCATCTTTACCCAATCAGCAACTTCTGCATTGTCAACGCCTAACACTTCGAAATCAACGGCCTCGGCTTTAGCATGCTGTGAATTAATACTGCTGCCAATTGCAACACACAACTCAGGTGAACGATAGCCGCTAGTCACCTTAACTCTGCCAAAATGGTCTCGTACTGGTTGTAAAACATTTTCACACAACATTTTTAATTTTTCTATTTGATCTGCATTAGGATTATTATCAATACCTTTACGTATCGCAGTATCCGATTTGATTAGCTCTTGTAAACTAAAATTACGTGTAAGTTGCATTATTTAAATAATATTCCCAGTGCAAAGAGTGCTGCAGATCCCGCTGCCGCTAAGAGAACCCAATAGATCTTGTCTATCTTACCACCCAACTTCTCGACGTCTTCATGTATGTGTTTGAGATGATTATTTTTAATCTGGGAGATGTCTTTTCGTACACCTGTTATGTATCCATATAAGGCTACAATGTGTTCTCTAGTTGTTTTAGGGTCTATTGCCATGGTTATCCAATTCTTATTCCTAAATCTTGCAAAGCTTTTAATTTATCTGCAGTTGGTAAACTATCAAAATTAGCAGGTAGTGTCGAGCTGATATTTTGAGTGCCTGTTGTAAGTATATTAGTATTGACTGGTGGTGTATTTATTTCAGGGGTCGTGATCCGTGATTCTTGTCCCGTTATCTGTGGTTCTGGTATTTCAAAATTAGGAAACACGGGGTTGTCTTCTAGTAAATTTATTTTTCTATTTTCTACAATAATTTTTCTTATAAAAGGTCTAGCAATAACGTACGGGTTTTCTAATTCAACACCTTCTTTTTCATTTAAATCTCTATTTATTTCTCTAATTCTTTTTTCAAAAAAATTACTTGGTTCTTTAGGACTATAATTACCTTTTAATAAATCGTTAATAATTGTTTTTTTAATACCTTTTCTTTTTGCCATTTCTCTTCTTATTTTAGAATTTGACATACCTAATATTCTGGCAGCCTCTATGTCTTGATACATTTCTTTTAGAGTAGCAAATCTTCTAGCCTCAGAGTATTTATAAGCATTTATTATATTTTGCGGACTAACTCTTCCGCCTCTAAGCAGTGGTGCAATAAATAAATTATCATCTTTTTTAAGTTTAGATCCAAACCTTGTTGTCATGTATTTTAATGATCTTTCAGGATTAGATTGAATACTTCTAAAACCAAACAACCCTGGCAGTTCATCTTGTAATTCAAATGTTTGTCCATACTTTTTGTCAGCTAAACCCCTCGTTGCTCTTTCTAATCTTTTAAACTGTGATATTGATCCAGGCATTAATGAGTTTGCAACGTGTGTTACTCCTTTAAAAGCTCGTACACCAAAGTCATCTTCTTCTGACCAAACTCTTCTACCACCCTTACCTATACCTCTTCTTACAGTAGAGTCTAATAATGCTTCTGTATAAATAGATTCTGATGCAAACGGTTCTAATATTTCATATAAACTATCTGACATCCCTGTTCCAAGTGATTTCATTAAAGAGTCTTTTGTTGTCTCACCTTGAGCAAAAGAATTTATTACAGAATTAAAAGGTCTTATTAATGTGTCGTAGGCATTAGAATAACTAAAATCTATATATTTTAAGTAACCATTTTCATCTCTGCCTGTAGGTAACAATGTAGAATTCTTAGACCACTCAGGAACAATTCTTCTTAAAGCTTTCATCTCTTCATCACTAACATCATTTTTAGCTTTATATGTTTCTGCTAAAGCGTATGGTACACCACCTACTGTTATACCAAAACTAGTTAGTCTTTTTAAACCCATGTTAACAAGCTCTGGTATTTCTGGATTTGCTATAGTTCCTTTACCAATACCTGCAGTAATATCATCAATAGATCCTGCCATTATATTATTACCCGTCCTTAGTATTTCCAATGGGAAAGCTATAAAGTTACCAAAAGGAGATTGTCTTAAAGCTTTTGCAGTTCTACCAACATACCCATAGTTAGGAACTCTGTTTCTAGTTAAATTACCTGCTATTTCATCTAAAAAATTATCAAAACTTTCTGCTGCGTATTCATCTCTTTGAACAAGTTTTCTAAAATATTTACCTTTTGTAGATTCTTCAGCTAATACTTGTTTATAATTATCTTTGGTAACACCTAAATTATCAGATAATTTAGAATATCTGTTTCTTTCTAAATTCCAATTAATGATTTTCCAAAAATCATCTTCTGCAACATACGCATCTTGCGTTTTACCATAAGCCTTTAATAATTTATTTTTTAAATTATTAGATAAATCTGTATAAACTCTTGAGTCTGCAGCGGCTGGATTTTTTAATATATCTTTTAAAAGTCTTTTAGATTCACCTACTTGAACTTGACTATCTACAACTCCTACTTTTAACAGTCTTTCATATAAAGCATCATCTGCTTTTGTCATCGTACCTAATATTCTTTTACCTGTAAGATCATAAGACTGTTTAAACACACCTTGGCCTCCCAAAGATTTTGGTAACAGAACAGATATATCTCCATAATTAGGAAAAGCTGCTCCATTTGCAGATACAAAAGCTCCAGCACTAATAAAGTTTCTAACGTGTGTAAGTGGTGATAAAATTGTTTTTGCTATTTGTGATGCAGCTTTAGGTGCAAGAACTGCATACTTGTAAAATGTTCCTACTCCACTTCTATTTAACCAGTTACTAGTTGTATCGAATACAGAATCATAAAAAGGAGTTCTAATATATTTACCCTCTAAACCTGATGAAACTCTAGAGCTTCCTGGTTGCACTAATTTAAATTGAAGTGGATTTGCTTTTTGTGCTGTAGACAATTCATCTGCGCTAAATATAAATTTATTAGGTCCTTGTGACCCTGCTTTTCCTATGTCATCTAAATATTTTAAAGTATAATTTAAATGTCCTTGTTTACTAACCGTTGAATAAAAACTATATGATGGATCTTTTATTAAACCCGCCAACTCTTCTTGCCACGGCTCTAATACTTTATTTTTTAATACACTGTCTTTTATAACAACAGAATCAATTTCTGCTTTTGAAGCTTTATTTAAAACATCTCCTGTTTCATTTTTTAAATTTAATAAATCTACTTCATCAGCAGATTTAATTTTTAAAAATTGATTAACCTCATCTGTTGCTTCTTTGTTAAATTTTTCTACAATTTCTTTTGTTGGTGCAGCTTTATTTAATTCTTGATAACCTTTTATTTTATTCGCTTTTAATAGTTCAGTTGCATTATTAATTTGTTCTGCAGTCGGCTTATATTTTTGTAAAGGACCAGACATTTCAAACTGTTTATATTGAGCATTTAAATATTTACCTAAATTATCTTTAATTTCATCGGCAACTTCTCCAGGCATTCTTCTTTGTAAAAGTCTAACAGACATATTATCTACAGACATTCTAAAATTAATAATTGCGTTTTCTAACTTTTCTGTATTACCACCAGCTTTTCTAACTTTCTCCAAGATATTATTGAACTCTTTTGTATTACTATAGTTTTTTCTTTTAAAAAATCCTTTTTCAGTTTTTTTAACCAACTGTTCAATGTTAGGTCTTTTTTTTAATATATCATCTAATTGTTTATTTAATTGATTAGATTGTTTTGATAGAGATATGCTTTGATCTTTAAATTGTTGTTCTGTTATTAAATTTTTAGTTCTATCATCCCCTAATTTAATAGTTTGTTCTGTTAGTTCTTTAATACCATCATTAATATTTTTATAAGCTACTACATCATCTATTTGTTTTGCTATAACATCTTTACCTCCCTCTCTTCTAGTAGCAGTTAACAAAGACTCTGATCCTTTATCCATGGGTCGTAATACATCATACAAGTCTGTTAAAAATTTTTCTTGTGACCCAACAGTTTCTTTTAAACCTTTAGGTGCTGTATAGTAATTGTTTTTAACTACGTCACCTAATTCTTTTATAGCTGTGTCCAACTCTTGCACTGATTTACTAGCAGCAAACTCTGTCGCTCTAATATTGTCTAAACCAAAACGTCTAGCTTCAAATGTGTATTTAGTTCCAGTGCCCTCTGGTTTTAAACCAAACAAACCGTACTTTTGTAATTTTCTTTTTAATGAATTATCTGCGTATTCTAATAACCCTGTCTCTGATGGCTTTCTTAATTGTTGTATACCTTTACCAGCACCAACTAATGCTAGGTTAAATAAAGCTCCTTCAGTTCCAAACTTTAATCTATTTTTTAATCTTCTAAATGCTTCTGATCTACCCTCTTTAGTTTCTCTATCCATCATAGTAATTGCAAAAGGTTCAAGTGATGTGCCTTTTGCTATATCAGCAAATGTTCCAATATCTTCGTCAGCAACAATTGCTTCACCTACACCTGAACCAACTATTGCTCCAGTCGTTGGCCCCATTATTTTTGATCCTATTTTAGCTAGTCCTAAATATCTACCTGCCTCTTTTGCTTTCAAAGCTCTTCTTGCAAGCAGCGCAGCTCGTGTTCCAACTTGTGCACCTTTAATTGCAAGTGGTCCAATAGATGCTAATGCTGTTGTAATTTTACCAATAGTTCTTGCTTCAGCTTCATCGTCAAATGGATTAACATTATCAAACCATTCTTCAACATCTTTAGCTGTATTTGTATCTCCAACTAAATCAAAAATCTCTGCGCCTAAAGATACAAAACCTTTTGGTATATTCCATAAACCAGTTGCAACCCCAGCTAACGCAGATTCAAAAAAACCTACGTCTTGTTCTTTCTTCTTTTCTGTTTTTTCTTCTTCAGGAGATAATTGAAATCCCATGATACCTCCTTAAAAATCATCATCGCCTACTTCAGCGAAGTCTTCTTTACCGTCTTTTGTTTTACCTTTATATTTTCCTACCTTACCATTTTTAAGAATGTAATAACTTCCGACTTCTCTGTCTCCTGTTCCAGGATCTTTTTCAAAAACTCCTATGCCTAAACCAGATTCTTCAATAGCTTCTGCAGCTTTTCTTCCAGCTGTTTTGCTTCCTACGATATCATCTTCATAAAGATCACCAGCATAAGTGCTTATTCTGTCTTCTGATGTTCTTTCTTTTGTAGCGGAGCCTGTAGACATTACTTGAGCTAAAGCAGCTTTTTGACTTATATCTGGATTTAATCTCATAATATCTCTAACTTGTTTCATAATTGTGCCAGGGTCAGCTTGTTTTAAAGCAGCTTCTAGAGCTAAAGTTTTAGCTGCTTCGTTAGCTCTTCTTCTAGTTTCAGCAACTCTTGTTAATCCTTCAAGGCTTGGAGCTGCAGCTTTACCTATAGCACCTGTTAAGTCTCCACCAGGTTGTGCTAAAAGATTTGCACCAAACTTAGCTAGTTCTAAAAATTTTTGTCTTTTTAATTCGTCATCGTCTGCTGATAGTTCTGATTTAAATAACGGTAATAAATCTTCATACATGGTTTTAAGATCGTTGTCAGAAAGTTTTTGCGTAGCTCCATCTTCAGCTGTTACTGTTGTTTTTTTATCATCAGTTTTTTTTCCTGTATCTGTTTCAGATGCTTGAGCAGAACCTAAATTTAAAGATTTTCCTCCAAACGCTTCACTTGTTTTTGCTTTTGTTGGAACACCTAAAAGGTAAGATATTTCTGGATCTATACCTTCTTCTTTACCTAAACCAAAAAATTTTGCACCTGAAAAACCAGGGTTTTCTCCTAAAAAAAATCTAGATGCTAAATTTATTGGAGCTGCTCCTAGATCATATAAGCCAGCACCAGCTTTTCTAGCTTCAGTTCCTACACCTTTTAATAACATTCCTAGTCCTGATTTATCAAAGTAGCTTGGTTCTTTAACTTGATCACCTTCTTGATATCCAGGTCTAATAGACATGATACCATCATCACTTCTACCACCCATTCTAAACATAGGTCTTTTTAAAATACGATTCATCATATTAATTTCTTAATGCTCCGAATATTCCTGCTAATCCTGTTCCTAATCCTAATGCAGTTTGTAAAGGATCTGCTGCAGGTGTAGAACCAAATTGGAATTGTCCTGGGTATCCACCCATTAATCCTGTTACACCTGAACCAAAGAATCCTAATCTCTCTAGTGGTTCGTAAGCCGCGGTTCTTGCTGCTTGTCTTTGTGCATCTAATATCGCTTGTCTCTGTGCCTGCTGTGCTGCACCTACTTGACCAAGTGTAGATATATCAGCTCTTTGTAATCCTGGAACTTGACTTGCTAGCCCTGTTTGAAACTGACCTCTACCCATTTCAAATTGTCCTAAACCTAATTGTTGTTGTCCTAAACCAGCTTGTGCTTGTCCTAAACCAGCTTGTGCTTGTCCTAAACCAAATCTATTTGCAATATCTTGTTGCCTAGCTGCTTGTGCTTGTTGAAAACCTTGTTGTCTTAGTTGTGCTTCTAGTGCGGCTCTATCTCTTCCTGATTGTGTTTGAAACTCTGACAATTGTACACCTGCTCTACCTGAACCTAATGCACCTAAAGATGCTTGTTGATCTCTAATATTTTGTTCGTTGATTGCTCTTTGTCTATCGAATTCTGCTAGTGTTGTATCAATAACTTGTTGTTGAAATGGTGACGTGAATGCCTGTGTTTGTGCTGCTGTTGGTGCACCTGTAAGACCAGCTATACCACTTAAAGTTGTTGCAACACCACCTAGTGTTTGTCCTGCATCTCCTAATCTTTGTTGTGCGGCCGCTGCTTGTTGTCCTGCCGCCACATCTCTTTGTTGTGCTGCTTGTATAAAAGGTGCAAAAGATCCAACACCTGATCCTGCTAATGTTGCAGCTTGTGTTTGTAATGCATCTTGTGCAGCAACTGTTGGTGCAAATTTAGAAGTATCAACAGGTATAGCTGTAGTAGCTGTTAACTGTTTTGCATAATCTTTACCAAGATCTTCTATAAACTGTGCGGGTAATGTTCTTGTAGTTGTAACTGCCATTATACTTGAGCCTCCAAACCTTTCATAAGCTTATACATCTTATCTGCCCCTTTATCAACACTTCCCCCACCTGCTGCTCTTACAGCATCAGCGGTCATTACAAATTCATTTTTACTTAATCTTGCTGGTACATCATCAGCTTTTTCTTTAGCACCTAGTGGTACAAATCCACCACCTCTGAGATCCATTTCCATACCTCCAAGATTCATGATCCCACCCTCAGCTTTGTTTATTCTTTTTTCTGCTTCAATTCTTCTTAATTCTTCTAACTCCCCTCTTTTTCTAAGTTCTTTATCAGGATCTGTCATTCTTAATTTTTGTAAAAGTTCCATTAATTTTTTTTGTTTTTTCATTTCTTCCATACCCATTTCAGAACCTTTATCTAATAAACTTAGACCAAACATAGTCATTGGATTCATAACCTCACCCCCCTCAGCATAAGCATCTGTAAACTCTGCACCAGGTAGGAATCTAAATTGTGGGTCATTCATTCTTGCAAGTCTAACTATTCTGTCAATATCTAAACCCTCACCTCTGTAAAAATCTTCTTCATCCTCTTCTTCCTGTTGTCCTCTAGCCGCCATCAATCCACCAAGACCTGAAACACCACCAATTAAACCTAATTTTCCTAATGTGCTCATACCTGAAATTTTACTTCCTAATCCACTTATTAAAGAACCTAATCCTTTAGCTTTTCCAAACATAGATCCAAGACCACCCGCAGCTCCACCACTTAATAAAAATGGTGCTGCTAATATTGCAGCTTTTCCAATAGGACTTTTAACAACTTTTTTTACAGCACGTTTAGCTTTCTTTACAATTTTACCTAAAAAATACCCTTGTCTAGGTTCTTGTAAACTCATGATACCACCCATGTTTCGAAGTTGTCTTTCCATATCTGATCTTGAAATTGCCATAGTTTATCTATCTTATTTGGTTTCTCCGAATAAATCAAGGCTTGGCATTATCACTCTTACATCTTTCCTTATCTCAGATTCAGGTATGCCTTTAGCCTTCCACTCTTCATCATTTTTGTATTTCTCACCTGTTCTAAGGTTATAAATCTCTTCTATTATTTCTTTTGGCTCTATTACTTGCATTATGTTGTTACCTCTCTTGGCTGTATTTCTAATATAGAAGCTATGACGTGCAGCTCGTTCGCGTCAGCAGCTTGTACTTTAAGTATTTCACTCTCTTCCATAACTAAAGGTTGAGTTAAAAGTTCTGATGTTGCTTTAGATGCTACTGCTTTATCTTTAAATAAATTAAATATAGCACCACTAGCATTTACTAATGTTATTGTTATCGTGGTCCCTGATCCAGCATCCTCAGTTACTAGTAAAGATTTCACTACAGTTGTTGTTGCAGACGGCACAGTATACAAAGTTGTTAAATCTGCAGTAGTTAAATCTACTTTTTTATTTTTAAAACTATTAGCCATTAATTTAAAAAGAAGTTAAACGCTTCTACCTCTTGTTTTAACTCTTCTTGAAATGTACTATTTAATTTTTCTACGATAGCATCAAGATCTCTAACTTGTGCTTCTGCTGTACCTAGATCATATTGCTCACTAGGTCTTGTTAATACTTGTACTATCTTTGCCATTACGGACTCAAAGCCTCCTCTGGAATATTTTGTAAAATATCATCTGTGTTCATTAAATTTTTATTAAGTTCTGATTTTGGTGCACTGGGTTTTAATATATCTCTTATAGTTTCAATAACTGATTTGTTAGAACCACCTGTTCCAAATAAATCTTTATCATCTACGTCTAAATAACTAAATGCATTATTATCCATTTGTTCACCTTTTAAATTAAACACAGGTGCAGCTAAAATATTATCTGGCAGTGGTGCAACTGTTTTAATACCTGTTCCTGTTGGTTTTTCTGGTGGAACCATAATATTTTTATTAAAGAAATTTTGTAATGCTAAACTTTCCATTGGCAAATTTTTAACACTATCTGGAACAATTGTAGTATTTTTAGGGTCGTCAACTAATTGTCCATCAACTAATTGTAATTTATTAAATCTAGACATGTCTTTAGGTTTTTTAAATTTATTTGCAATAGCACTTAATATTCCCAATATTCCAAAAGGCACCGCTCCTCTAGTTTCTCCAAAATCCTCATCGTCTGTATAAAAGCCTAATGGACCTGTTCCATCTGGACCTTTTGTTGCCTCAAAGGTAGGTGTGCCAAAGGCAGATAATCCTTTAATACCTCTATATCCCCTTGCACCTCTACTAAATAGACCACCAAGAAAACTTGGTTGACCATAAGATTTATAAGCTGATCCTATATATTTATTTTTATAAGTGCCAGTTTTTGGATCTAACACTCTCATATATTCAGGTAAGTTACTATATTGTTTTGTTCGTGGTCCTTTAGCAGCTGTTTGGCCTACAACCAATTTACCAGTTAAAATATCTCTAACTCTTTGCTTATCAGGATCTCTTCCACCGCCACCACCAGCAGGTCCTCCTTTATCGTCTGGGCCTCCAGGACTTGCATCAAATCCTCCTAAGTCTCCTTGTAAAGACATAACTCCACCAGGACCTTTATTTGGTTTACCTTTTAATGATCCATAAATATTTGCATCTAAAAGTATTTTTTGTTCTCTTGGTGTAATATAAGCTAGTTCTGCTACAACATGATCTGGATCTGATAACCATTTTTTAGGAACGGTTACAGTTTCTTGTTTACCTAAATAATTTTTACCACCCCCTTGATTTGCAGGTTTTATTTTTTTCTTTTCTTTAGGGGTCAACCTTTTATCTTTATATTTAATTTTTTTATCTATTGCCATTATCGTCTCCCGTCGGGTTGTATATCTAATCTAAAAGTTCCTAATTTCCAACTTTGATTAGCTGCCGTATTTTCTATTTTTAGCGCGATAGCTCTAGCTCTTGCACGAGTGTCTACCTTATCAGTAGATGAGCTGATTGTAAATGGTCCTAATGAAGAACTTGATTGAGTATTATTAGGATAATTACGCAAATTTAAGGTGACTCTAGTATCACCAGTTTGAGATATAAAGTCTGGTATAAACCTTCTTATCTTCATTATAAACTCACCATCACCTCTAGTATCAGCCATACCAGATTGTTGATTACCTATAATTCTTTGTGTAATATCAAAATCTCCAGATTCTATACTAGCTGCTATTACAGTTGTCGCTCCACCTCTAACTTGATCTGTCCCTGTTTCGTGTTCATAGTATGTTGTTCTACCCTCTGTATTTCCTACAACATCAAAAGACGTATCAGTATTCGCATCATATTCTGTTGCGTGTGGTAAACCAAAGACAGCGGAGTCTTTCCACATTGTTCTAGCTAAAGTACCCACAGTCCAAACAGGTCTTTGTGGTGATGAATCAAAATAATTATACGTAACCATTTTATTTACAACTGATGATGAAGAGGTTGGATAAAACCAAGTAACCTCACCGAATAAATTATTTAATCCAGCAGATACCATTTGATTACCAGAATCTAAGTTTATGTCGTCATAAACAAAATCTTCTACTAAACAAGGTAGTGATTCTAGTTTACCTGCATATCTAAAGAAACCATTCTCTGACATCCAATATGCAGAACCATCAACTTCAACACATGCATTCTGTCCAACAAGTCCACAGTTTGTACCTACTTGTGAAAAAGCAAACGTAAATGGAGATCCAACAAAACGTTGAGTAAACAATGCTGTGTCTGTCCAAACATATAATGCATCACGACCTCTAATCGCTCCTCTAATCTGTGAACCATCAGCTAGTCTTTGTGTTCCTGCTGTGTTAGTTGCTGTTGGTGTATAAGTGTTAATATCCTCTTGATCCGAAAATCTTACAAACATGTCGTCTTGTGTAGAAGGTGATCCTATAGTTGTTTCTGTTCCATAAAATACTAAGTGTCTGTCTGGTGTAGATACAACCATATGTCTTGATGCAGTTGGTGCCCCAGTTATAATTACAGCTCTTGTGTCTGTTGCATTTGTTGCAGCAGAGTTCCATTCAAAAACAGCGCTATCGTGAATTAAACAAATAGCTTTATCACCAAAATTATCTATAGACCACATACCTGGTTCTAATACTAAATCTCCTGATGCTGCTTCGCCCCAAGCCACAAAGTTTGTAGAACTTGTAATTGTTGCACCACCACTATGAGCTGCTGCTGTTGTTCCTGCTACACCTCGCGTCACACCTGTTAACTCACCGCTAGAAGATATACCTGTGTAAGATATTTCTTCACTGTCAATAATTAAAAAGTTTGTCCCAGATGTTGGAAACTGAGAGGAGTCAACTAATATAATACCTGTTGTTGCAGTGTCTGTAATACCATTTTGTAATGTAGTTGCGGGTTCTCCTGCTACTTCTCCACCCCAAGATCCTAATGACCAACCAAAACCTTTTGCTTGAACGGCTGGACCCACTGGATAATAGTGTTGTACTCTAACACCGCCTGATGTTGTTGCACCACTTCCTGATTCATTAGATGGCATTGTAACAGTTAATGTCGTGCTATTAGGTACAGTTGTTACCATAAATTTTTTATCATCAAAATCTGCAGCTGCAAAATTAGAATTTGTTATAGATGAAAAATTATCTAATAATATTATATCTCCAGCACTAATACTGTGGGCACTACCAAAAGTTATTGTAACTGTTGGTGATCCGTTGGTCGTGCTGAATGCACTTGTAAGCGTTGTTGTAGATTTAATAGGGTGTATATCATAATACACACCACCAGAGAAAGCATATAAAATTCTATTTGTACCGATGATCGCGTATTTTCTAGCTAAACTATTTACGAAATGATGTAGTCCTCGACCTGCACCTGTAAGATTACTTTCTCCAAGCTGTTTCCATCCACCTATTTTTTCAGGTGTTCCATAACGGAATCTTACATTATCACAGTCTACCCACTCACCTTCTGCTCCAGTTGGTGTGACTTGTTTGTTTATCCCTGGCTGAAAACCTATTTTTTGTAGCATATAACCTCATTGTATTACATCTTCACGAATGCGGGAAGACCTAACATTGGCCGTTTATCAAACTTGTTTTTTTCAGCAAAAGGTCCATTTCTGTGGTTATAGTGTAGAAACACTTGTCCACATACCTGGCCCTCAAAAGGCTCTCGCCAATGCTCAAGTTCACAGCCACTATATACTAGCATATCACCAACTTCAAGCAAGACTTTAGTTCCTGCTGGAGCGTTAGGTTTATGTATATTTTTATACTCATCAATGACAGTGTCAGCACCTGTGCCATCTATAAAAATAGGCCATGGGTCACCTCCTAAATTTAATGTTGTAGATATTTCACAAGAAGGTCTATCTTTGTGTCTTTTAAGTATATCTCCATTTTTATATATCCTTGCATAAGAATAAGTTGGCACTAAATCAAGTCCAGTTTCTTTATCCATAACAGGTAACATCTTTACTAATAAAGTTTCCATAACTTGATCTGCGTAATGAGAGTATGTGTTTGGAACTTGTTGATCTGACCATGTGCCAGACAAACCATTGTCGTAAATTAAATTGTTTTTATACATAAAAGCTGTTGCTTCACGTTTAAGTAAAAAGTAATTAAATATAAAATTAGCTAACTCATAGTTGAGTGCTCCTTTAATTACTTGATATTTACTAAAAGCCATCTTGTATAAAATTAAAACTTACAGATATTCTTATATCATTCGATAAATTAGGTTCAACACAATGCCAAAGATAAAAAGGAAACATTATAATTCTACCTTCTTTTGGTTCTAAATGCACTTCTCTCCATAATTCTTTTGGAGGTTTGCCTGGTTTTCTCACAGGCATATTTAATTGTGCACCAGCTCTAGGTTCATTACAAACTAAAGCACCAGAATTAGGTGGAGCTTTTACATAATATACTCCACTAAATAAACTATTGGGATGTATATGTGGAGCATTGTATCCACCTGGAGGATTTATGTTAGCCCACATGTTACCTAATCTAGGAGATCTGTCTAACCATTCTTGATTATATATTTCGAATTGCATTTCAAATAACACATCAACCAAAGGTTTAAACACAGGAATTGTATGCATATCAGTTTGTGAATGCCAACCATTTCTATTTGTTTTTTTAACGCCAGGATCTTTTTTAGACCATTCAATTATTTCTTTTTCAAATAATCTATTATCTAAATCGACATCTTTACCATAAATAAATGTTGGAAAAAAAGATTCTTTAATCATCTAAATGGTTTACCTCCAAACCAAACAACTAAAGATTGTCTAACACCACGTGTTACAGGACTAACTCTGTGATTTAAAAATGATGCAAATATAATTGCATGGCCTTGTTTTAATTCTGCAAACTTTCCAGATGACATAAGTTCTAAATCTCCACCCTCAAATTCTGATGGATCATTTAATAATAATGTCATAGATATTTTTCGCACTGGTGGTTCGTGAGCCATGTTTACATCACAATCCATATGCCAGTCGTAAAACCCTCCTTCAGGGTATTCTGTAAATTGTGCATTTTCTGTAATTCTAATATCACCAAAACCAAAATGATTTTCATTTGCTTTTTGTATAAATTTATATAAGTCCGTATACATAGGTTCCATTTCTTTAAAAGGTATCCAACTAATTGTTGTAACTCTTTTCTTTGTATCCGTTCCACCACCTGGTTTATTCATACCTACTTGTGCTTGTTGTGGTTGTTGTGATCTACCCGATGCAATAATTTTTCTACATTGTTCTGGTGTAAACAATGGTGTTGTTGTTTGTACAATCCAACTTTTCCATTTAGGTTCTGTTATAATTTTATTTTCGTACATTAACTCACTCCTCTATTTTTAATTGGGTCATACTCCACATCCATATTTGCAGCAAGAGTTCTTCTATACCCTGGTCCATTGAAAGGATATACGCAGTGTCTCATGTCATATGGAAATATAAAAAAATCTCGTTCTTTAATATTAGGTTGATAATCTACATTTGAAAAATATCCACTACTAGAGCCTAGTATTTGAAGTTTACCATTTTGTGGTGCATCTGCTGCAGAATATTCTACACCATAAGACTCTGGTAATTTTAAAATCATAACAGAGGACAACCCTGTAAACGATGATCCTTGGTGCACGTGTACTGGATTATACTCGTGTTGAAACATTGTATTAACCCAAACAGAATTAAAATGTAAATTATACCCTTTTACTTTATTCCAATCTAAATAATGTCTAAATTTTGATTCAAACCAATTTAATACATTACCAGGTAAATGATTATGTTTAGTCATTTTAGGACTATCTTCACCATTATAAAATAAACTATGTTCTTTTTCAATTTTACCAACTAATTGTTTGTTAGCTGGCTTTAATTCAGCATACTTTGTTTCGTAAATATGATTAATAATTTGATATACATCAAGGGGCACTTGATATTTTAATACCGACTGTCCTAAAAATACAAAACTAAAATCTGATGTGTCCATATTTCTGTCTAATCCTTTCTGGAATTTTTTTTATATAAGGGTTGTATACTTTTCTAACTGGTCCATCAAATAGTTTGTGCATATTACTACCAACTATTTTATCATCATATGATAAACCATTTAATTTTACTTGATCTAAATTATTAAATTGGTGATTGAAATAAGGCTCATCTATAAACTTATATATTTTTTTAAACTCTTGTTCTGGTTGTGCAACTAAATCATTGTATTTTACAAAGTGACATATATCGGGATAGTTATATGCATTTTTTATGGCTGTTAAATCTTTTGCAACTGCACCCTCTTTATTCATTACCATAGATAATTTTTCTTCATCATTTTTACAATTATATCTGTTAGGAAAAGCATTAGGGTTTTCTGTGTACCATTTCATATATGAAGCTAACACATCCATTAAATCTCTAAGTAATACAATACATTTAAATGGTTTTTTAAAATGTTTTTGCATTAATTTAAAATTATCTGGTGTCATAACAGGACCTCTATCTATAATTATTCTTTGTGGCCAATCTTTATAATAGTTACCATAAACAGAATCTAAAACATTATCTAAAGATTTGTGATCTGGATAATTTAAAAATACATCGGTTTGTTTTAATAAATATAAATCTTTCATTATTTCTAGTGTAATAGAGTTTGGTGTAGCTGCTATTTCAGGGTTTTGATTCATAATACTTGCAAATAAAGTATTTCCTGATCTAGGTTGTGCTACTAGAAATAAAAGTTTTTTATTTTTCTTTTGCTCCGAGATCACTGGTCAATTGTTCTTTCTTGTTATAAATCATCTCCCCTGATTTTTTAACTCTTTCTATTGTTTGTAATTGTCCTAGCACATTAAACACTTCTGGTTGTGATGAACCTGATGTTAATGTCTCTGCTTTGTTTTTCATAATTAAATGATATGAATCTAACTGGTGTCTGTTAACATCTTGAGTATCAAATGTGCCATCGTCAAATTCTTTTTTTAATGTAGACCATAACTTAATTTCTCTCATTCTATCTCTTGCAACAAGTTGCATATTAGCTAAACCATATCTAGCTTCATCTAAATCTATTTGATATTTTTCTAATTTATAATCATCAGTTTCAGACTCTACTTTTTTTTCTAACCATTTAACTTTTGCTTCATGACGTCTGCAATCAAATGATAGACTCATTAAGTTTTCTAAAAATACGTTTTGCTCTCTAACGCATTGCCAATACTTTGAAGCTTTAGTTGGGTACTTTGCATCTTGTAACACAGACATTCTCATTTCTGTCTCTGTTCTAAAAACTTGCTTCTTAGTCCATGTATCTCGAAGCTCGGCTGTCATAGCCTTAAACTCTTTGACGTCCTCTGGATCTAATAAATTATTTAAACTTGGTGCTTCTTTTTCAATAAGCGCATGTATGTTTCTTTTTTCTGTCATAATATCCTTTCGTTAATGACTATAAACTATATTAACTAGTTGTCAATGTCTTGGACGCTATAGCTGTTGTTTCAGCCGTAAATTCTTCTGTATTATTTGAATCTTCTGGACTACCACCAGAAGGTGTACCTCCAAATATTAAACACGCAGTTCCAACTGCGCTAGTTCTTGAACTAGCCGATGCACGGTCCGCTCTACCAATAGATGTATTTGGACCTGTTACCCAACTAGTGCCGTTATAGTTTTCTGTTGTATTTGAATTATTATTAACATCAGTATTACCACATGCAACATTTAAAAGAGTTTGAATTCCAGAGGAAGCACTAGTATCACGCCCTGTATTAGAACTTCCACCAGTGGTCCAACTAGACCCATCATATTCTAAAGTAAGTTTACCTCTAGAAATAGAATTAGTAGGCGAAAGAGGTGGCGATGTTGGGCCTTGAAATCCACCATGTATTATTCCAGCTGTTTGTGTACCTCCAGCTCCAACTTGACGAGTTGCAAAAGGCATCGCAGTAACAGCTGTCCATGATGATCCATTATATTCTTCTACATTATTTAGTGTAGGTGGACTAACTCTTCCTCCACAAAAAGCCGCTGCTGTTTGTGTTCCAAAACAACCTCCTTTATATCTTCCTGTTCCAATATCTCCACCTGCTGTCCAACTTGAACCGTTGTATTCAAAAGTTTCTGTATTGCTAGCATTATTTAAGCCTCCAGTGATAACTGCAGTCTGAGTTCCTGTTGCACTATTATTACCTCTAAAATTTGCAGGAGTAGTATTTCCCGCAGTCCATGAACTACCATCATATTCACTAGATGTAGTTGGAGAAGTATCAGGATTATTTTGTGATCCAGAACCTTCAATAGCTGCGGTTTGAGTTCCACCACCAGCCATGCTTGATCTTGGGTATAACAAATTACCACCACTTGCCCATGCTCCAACTGTAATTTCATTAATGCTTGAGTTGTATTCTTCTGTTGCTGTTAATTCATAACTAGGAGCATTATTTCCTCCACAAGCTACTGCAGCTTTTGCAGCTCCAAAACCTCCTAAAGCATTTCGACCTGTTCCTAAAGTAGCATCTGCTGAAAAAGAAGACCCATCAAATAAAACAGATAAGTTTCTTCCTCCAGGAGCTTGTTCTCCTCCAAAACTTAAATTAGCAGTGCTTGAATTTCCTGAAACACCATGTTTTCTTAAACCAAAAGGCATTGTAGGACCTGAAGTCCAATTTGTTCCATCATAATTAAATGTATCATCTGTTTCTGTTGTTACAGAAGTACTACCTCCTGTAAAAAAAGAAGCTGTTTGAGGACCTGTTCCTTGAAATTCAAATCTTTCTGCAGGAAGAGATGTAACACTTGTCCAAGCAGAACCGTTGTATTCTTCAACAGCACTTAAACGAGCTGATGGTGAACTTCCTCCACCTGCTCTAAGACCTGCACTTTCAAGTCCAGTGCTTGCCGCTTGTCCAGTTGTGGCTGTATTTAAAGCACCTCCAGATGTCCAACTACTTCCATTATATTCTTCTGTTGTTGTTCCTGCAGTTGGGTTAGGTGCAATTGTTCCACCACAAGCAACTGCTGCTGTTTGAATTCCAAAACCTTGGGTGGCTTTTGCTGCTGGTAAAGATCCTCCATTAGTCCAACCTGTTCCATTAAATTCTTCTGTATCAGTTTGTAAACCTGTTGGAGAAGTTACTGCTCTGTTCCCTCCAAAAGCAAGACCTGCTGTTTGTGTTCCAACACCCCCTAATTCATATCTTCCCTTAGTTAAGATACCAGCGGAAGTAAAAGCTTTGACCTCTATTAAAGTTTTATTAACTCCTGTAGTTGAGTTATACCAAACCTGTCCTTCATACGACGATTCTAACGTCGGGTCAGAAGATAAATATTTTACTCTCGTACCTCGTATATCTTGGTAGTCTGACATTTAAAAACCTTACGGAAGAGTTATGTCACTTGGTCTAATGTTATCTGGTCTTGCAGCTTTTTCTTCATCAGATAAGGCATCCCACCTAGCTTGTGCCGCTTGTACTTCAGCGTCAATTAAAGCTTGTGCTTCTGCCTTTGTCTTTTCAACACCATTCTTTTCAGCTAACCACATAGCGCCATCGACAGTATTACCTATCATCCAAACGTTTGCGGGATAACCTCTAAGAAAAAATTTTTGTCTGTCGTTAGCAGTAAAAAATCCTTTTCCAGTGTTTTCAGCTACTCCATATATAAAGTGTGTAGACATAGTTTCTTCCTCCTTTTAAATTGTTATATCGTTTATCATAATTAAAATCAACTAGCTAGTCGTTAATGTTTTAATGTTTATAGTTTCTGATCCTTCTGTAAATTCTTCTGTTGCAGTGCTAGGACCTGTGTTTCCTCCAAAAACAATCATATCACTGGTTGTTCCTGCACCACCTGGACCTTGTCTACCTGATGATAAAATTGCCGTGCTAATCCAAGCAGTTCCATTATATATTTCAGCACCTCTATATTCATTATTATCAGGACCATATCCAGTAGCAGCCATGGCAGCTGTTTGAGTTCCATCTCCTGCGCAATCAGTATGATTAGAATTTGTTGCTGATCCACTTGTCCAAGCTGTTCCATTATAATTTTCGCTACTGGTTAATCTACCTGGTGGTGCTTCACCACCAAAAACAAAACCTGCTGTTTGTGTTCCAGCTCCTCCCGCTCTATCTCTATCATTATTCATGTTTCCACCAGCTGTCCAACTGCTTCCATTATATTCTATAGTGCTATCTCTATCACTTTCTCCGCCTGCTGCAAAACCAGCTGTTTGAATTCCAACTCCAACGTTAAAATTATTTGCTGCAGGTGCTGCAGGAGCGTTTGTCCAACTAGATCCATCATATTCTTCAGTGCTTGTATTAGGTCCTGGAGGTGATTGTCTAAATCCCATTGTAGCAAATCCAGCTGTTTGAGTTCCAAAACCAGATAAATAAGTTCTTGTGGTATTCATATTACCACCATTTGACCAAGATGATCCATTATATTCTTCGGCTGCAGTTTTATAAGGTAATCCACCTGCATATAAAGCAGCGGTTGCTGTTCCCGCACTTCCCCCGTGTCTTCTTCCTTGTCCTAAGTTACCACCACTAGACCAAGCAGAACCTGTAATAGCAGTTGTTGATGATGAAAATTCTTCTGTAGATGATAAATTTGCGCTTCCATTATATCCTCCAAAAGCTAAACCAGCTGTTTGAGTTCCTGCTCCTGCTATTTCCCACCTTCCTGTTGCCAATGCTGGTGCTACTGTCCAACTAGTTCCATCATATTTTTCTGTTGCAGTTTGTGCACTGTCTGGAGGAACTGCGCCACCAAACGCTAATGCCGACGTTTGAATTCCACATCCTCCTAGTGACCATCTTCCAGTATTTAAACTTCCACCAGAAGTCCAAGATGAACCATCGTATTCTTCTGTTAAAGCTGTAGTAAGTCCACCAAAAGCTAAACCAGCTGTTTGTATTCCTGCTCCTGCTATTCTAATTCGAGTATCACCAGTTCTTGCCATGTTACCACCTGCTGTCCAAGATGAACCATCATATTCTTCTGTTGCATTAGTAGTATCTGGTTGTGCTCGACCACCAAAAGCTAAACCAGCTGTTTGTATTCCTGCACCTCCAAGGGCATATCTTCCAGTACCCATACTTCCTCCTGCTGTCCAAGAAGAACCATCATATTCTTGTGTAACATCAGTAACAGGAAAATTACCTCCAAACGCTAACCCCGCTGTTTGAGTTCCTGCTCCTCCTCCACCTTTTGTTGCTGTTCCCAAATCTCCACTATTTACAAAACCTGTTCCATTATATTCTTCTGTTGCAGCTAAAACTGTTGGGGGTTGTTGTCCACCAAAAGCTAACCCTGCTGTTTGTGTTCCACAACCTGCTAAATCATTTCTTGGTGTGACTAACCCACCACCAGTAGACCATGCTTCTGATTTAAGAAGGTTTTTATATTCACCTGTAGTTTCATTAAACCATATTTGACCTTCGGCCTGAACATTATCAGGATTTGTGTCTAATACTTTAATTGCTTTTCCTACTATACTTTTATAATCCGTCATAATTTTAACTCGTGCTTAATGTTTTAATATTTACTGCTGTTGTTTCTCCAGTAAATTCTTCTGTTACACCTGTAGTTTTAGGTGAAGATGGTCCTATAAATCCTCCAAAAATAGTTCCTGTTGCACTTGTAGTTCCTGCTCCTCCAGAATAACCTCTTCCTGTTGCAAGTGACGCTGTTGTTACAAAAGAAGTTCCATCATATAATTCACAAATAGTTTCTATCGAATCACTACCTGCAAACAAACTAGCTGTTTGAGATCCGCAGACACCACCACCTCCACTAGAAGGTCCTCTGTTTGGATCATTTTGCTCTGACCAAGCAGAACCATTGTATTCTTCAACTGAAGTGTCGGTTATATATATTCCAGCAGTTTGTGTTCCACAAGTATTTCCACTCGTTATTTTTTTAGCAGTATTTAATGCTCCTCCTGATGTCCAGCTAGAACCATTATAATGTTCTGTTGCTGTTTGTGTTGTTCCAGCACCTGGTGCTCCTCCAACTACTCCTCCAGTTACAACTGCAGCTGTTTCTGATGCTCCAAAACCAGCTACGTATCTTCTTCCTGTACTTAAACTAGGTGTAGCTGTCCAAGACGTTCCATTATATTCTTCACTAGCTGTTGAAGCAACACTTCCTGGTGTTCTACCACCTGCAGCAATTGATGATGTTTGAACTCCTGCACCACCTAATCCAACTCTAGCTGTATTTAAATTATCTCCTTCAGTCCATGACACACCATTATACTCTTCTGAGTTATTTGTTTCATTTAATCCTGGTGATGATGTCGAACCACCAGCAGCTAATGCAGCTGGTCTTGTTCCAAGACCTGCAAAATATCTTCTTGTTGTATTCATAGTACCACTTGATGCCCATGCTGCACCAGTAACGACGTTTGTTGATTTATTATATTCTTCTGTGACACTTACATTCGCTGTATTAGTCCTTCCCCCAGCCGCAACCGCTGCTGTTGATGTTCCACATCCAGGAGCATATCGTGCTGTAGCTAAAGTAGCAGAATTAGTTGTCCAACTAGTTCCATCATAATTTTCTGTTGCATTTGTAACAGGAGGATCTGCTGATCCACCAAAAGCTAATGCATCTGTTTGTATTCCTGCACCTGTTTGCACACCCATTAATCGTGCTGTGTTTAAATTATTTCCTTCACTCCAAGAAGTTCCATCATATTCTTCACTATGATTATTAGGTGCTGCTGGAGGACCTCCTCCAAAAACTAAACCTGCTGTTTCTATTCCTGCTGCACCCGTATTTCTTCTGGCGTTGTTAGCACTATTTCCTGCAGTCCAAGATGATCCATTATATTCTTCTGAATTAGCTGTTGTAGTAGTTGTGTTTAAAAAACCAAGTGCAGCAACCGCTGCTGTTTGAGTTCCTAAACCTGAAAACTGACTTCTTTGATTATTCATGTTTCCACCACCAGTCCAACTTGACCCGTCATATTCGTTTGTTGTATTGATAGAATTTGTGTTTCCAGGAGGAGTACTAATTCCACCAAAAACTAAACCTGCTGTTTCTGTTCCTGCTGCTCCAGCAAATGCAACATTTATAGGGTAATTTGTTACATTAGAAAAACCCGTACCATTATATTTTTGTACAGTATTTGTATAAGGTGATCCACCTGTTGCAATCGCAGCTGTTTGTATTCCAAAAGATGCATTACCATTTTTTTCAGCAATTAAATTTCCACCAGCTGACCATGCTGATAAAAAAGGAATCCCTTTTAAACTACCCGTTGTTGTATTATACCAAACCTGACCACCTTTTGCAGTAGGTGGATTGGAACTGACCTTTTGGATTTTTTGGCCTACTATAGATTTATAAGTAGTCATTAATCTCCTTAATTATTCTTTAACAGCCAGCCTTGAGTTCCATCTGTATAAACTAAAGTATTTCCTGCTCTTTCTGTTGCAACCGTTAAATCGTTAGTTGAAGCTACAATTTTTTCTGAACCGTTTGAAGCAATAGTTAAATTGTTTGTGTCAAACGTTCCTGCATAATCAATAAATACTACTTCCTCTCCTAAAACACCTGCAGGTAAAGTCATTGTTATTGCACCACTTGTAGTATTTATAAAATATCCTTCACCAGCTGCAGCTGTAAAATCAGAAGTTTTAACTGCTTGCCATGATGTACCGCCTTGTACTTCAGCAAAAGATAATTGACCAATACCTGTTGTGCCTGAACCTGATACCGAAGCTACTTTTAAAAATCTGTCTGCTGTAACATTTCCAGTTGGAAATTTTAACTCATACGACTGCCCAGAGCTATGTGGAGGTGAAGTAAGTTTAATCCCGTGGGAATTAGATTCACAGTTAAGTTGAATTGAACCTGGGTTTGTTGCACCTAAAACTTCTATAAGACCTGTTCCTTTAGGTCCAACTTTTAAACTTATATTAGAATCACCACCAGTTGCTTGAATAGATGGTGCATTACCTGTTGCAGCGTTTGTTATATCTAATTGGTTTACTGCAGATGATGTTGTTTGAAATACTATTTGTTCGTTACCATTTTCATCATTAATTCCATGTGCATCATCAAATGCAATATTAAATGAATTAGTATCTAAATCCCCACCTAATTGTGGTGATGTATCATCTACAACATCTCCACCAGTTTGAATTTCTATTATGTTTGGATTAGTTCCATCGTCTGCTGTTGCTTGCACAATTGCAGTTTTTTTATTTGTAGCTGCAAAAGTAAATGTAGAACCAGATCCTGAAGCATATTTAAATTGTACTGTGTAAGCTCCAGAGGTTGAATTTTTTAAAATATAAAAGGTTTGAACATCTAGAGGTATTGTAACAATTTGGTTTCCTGTAATTGATCCTGTGAACTCGATCATTCTGTGTGCGAGTTCTGCGTTTAATGATCCATCACTAACAGTTAATGCTGTAGTTTGTGCACCACCTGCTATAGATTTTTGTATATACCCACCAGTTATTTGTTCTATGAGTTGTAAATTTGTATTAGTTTTTGTTCCCCATGTACCAGCGTTTTCACCAGTTGCTTGAAGTTCAACACCTAAAGGTGTGTATGTTGA